TCATGCTCCGCCGTCACGCAAGGTGACGGCGTTTTCGCCGCGCAACGCGGCCAGTTGGAGTGATCGATATGCCGAAGGGTGGAGCACGCACCAGGTCTGGGCCGGCGCCTGATCCCAACGCGCTGCGGCGTGAACGGGATGCCGGCGAATGGACGATTCTGCCCGCTGAGGGCCGCGAGGGCGCAACGCCTGACTGGCCGTTCGAGGATCAGAGCGTTCGTGAGGCTGTGCTGTGGGTCAAGATGTGGGCCAAGCCGCAGGCTTTGATGTGGGAGCGCTACGGCCAGGAGCTGGAGGTGGCGCTGTACGTCCGCCGTCTCGCCGAGGCGGAGAAGCCGGAGTCGGCGGTCGTCCTGTCGACGCTCGTGCGGCAGATGGCGGACTCGCTGGGTCTGACGACGCCTGGAATGCGCGGCAACCGGTGGCGTATCGACCGGCCGAACGAGGAAGACGAGAGGCCGACCGTGCCCAGCACGTCCCGGACCAGGCCGCCGACCTCGGCTCGCGCCAGGTTGAGGGCGGTGTCCGGTGGTAGCGGCTGACGACGGAACCTGGTCGCTCGACTTTCCGACGCTGTACGTCGTACCGGACTGGATCACTCGGCACTGCAAGCTGCAGTCGGTGGGTGGCCTTGACCCTGAGCCTCAGTCCTTTGAGATGTACGACTGGCAGCTCCGGATCACAGCGAACTTCTACCGGATCAAGCCGACCGCCCGGCCTGGGCAGTTGGCGACCGCGTTCCACTACCGCCGGGCGCAGGCTGTGGCCCCGCAGAAGTCCGGTAAGGGTCCGTGGGCGGCGTCGATCGTTGCCGCAGAGGCCGTCGGGCCCGTGCTTTTCGCCGGATGGGCCGGCGGCGGGGAGCGGTATCGGTGCGCGGACCATCGCTGCGGTTGCGGCTGGGTATACGACTACGAGCCGGGCGAGCCGATGGGGCGGCCATGGAACAAGCCGCTGATTCAGATCACGGCCACGTCCGAGGATCAGACAGACAACACGTACCGGCCGCTTCAGGAGATGATCCGCAACGGGCCGCTGGCCGAGGTCATGCGCGTGGGGGAGCAGTTCATCAGGCTGCCGAACGATGGCCGGATCGACGTTGTCACGTCGTCGGCCCAGTCGCGTCTGGGTAACCCGATCACGTTTGCGCCTCAGGACGAGACCGGGATCTGGACCGACGGCAACGGCATGACGAAGGTTGCCACAACGCAGCGTCGCGGCTTGGCGGGCATGTCGGGGCGGTCGTTGGAGCAGACGAACGCCTGGGACCCCACGGAGAACTCCGTGGCCCAGAAGACGGCAGAGACCAAGGTCAAGGACGTCTACCGGTACCACCGCCTGCCACCCAGGGACCTGGACTACGCCAAGAAGATCGAACGGCGGAAGATCCATGCCGCGGTCTATCAGGGCAGCCGCCACATCGACCTCAACTCCATCGAGGGCGAGGCCTCAGAACTGATGGAGAAGGAGCCGTCGGAAGCCGAGCGCTTCTACGGCAACAGGATCACCGCCGGCATGGGCACCTGGCTGCAGCAAGACCGATGGGACGCCCGCATCGCCCTGGAGGACGTGCCGGACGGCACGGCCCTCGCGCTCGGCTTCGACGGCTCCGACGTGGACGACTGGACTGGCATCCGCGCCGAGACCCTGGATGGCTACCAGTTCACTCCGACCTACGGGCCCGACAACAGGCCCTGCATCTGGGATCCGGAGGACTGGGAAGGCCAGGTGCCGCGGCTTGAGGTCGATGCCGCGGTGGATGAACTGATGGACCGCTTCACCGTGGTGCGCATGTATGGCGATCCGCCGTACTGGACCAGCGAGATGGCGGCCTGGCAGGCCCGTTTCGGCGAGAAGCGCGTCACGGAGTGGCAGACGTACCGCGTTGCGCAGATGCATGCGGCCTGTGAGCAGCTGCTGACGGACGTCACGAAGAAGGACACGACGTTCCGGCATGACGGCTGCGAGACGACGTCCATCCATGTCCGGAACGCCCGCAAGGCGGCCCGTCCTGCGAAGCGTTATGTGTTGCGTAAGGCGACGCACGTTCAGAAGATCGACCTTGCCGTGATCTCAGTCCTCGCCCACGAGGCTGCTTGCGACGCCATCGCCGCCGGGCAGGCTCGCCCGAAGAAAAAGTCGAAGATGATCGTGATGCGTTGAGGTGGTGAGCCCGTGGATCTTTCCGAGCTGCAGTGGCTGAAGCGCCTCATTTCGTGCCACGACAAGGAGTTGCCGGAGCTGAAGCGGCTGAACTCGTACTACGAGGGCAAGCAGCCGCTGTCCTACATGGCTCCGGAGCTGCAGGCGGAGCTGCAGGAGACGGTCCGGCAGGTCGTCATCAACTGGCCCCGCCTGGTGGTCGACAGCGTGGAGGAGCGCCTCGACGTCGAGGGCTTCCGCTTCCCCGGTGAGCCTGCCGCCGATGATGAGCTGTGGCGTATCTGGCAGGCCAACGACATGGACATCCAGTCCCAGCAGGGCCACTTGGATGCTCTGGTCATGGGCCGGTCCTATGTTGTGATCGGCTCCCGCGAGGGCGACGACAAAACGCCGCTGATCACAGTGGAGTCGCCGCTGGACATGTTCGCCGAGTTCGATCCGCAGACCCGTGAGGTGCGGGCGGCGGTGAAGCGGTGGACTGAGGACGGCGAGGACGGCCGAAAGGTCGATCACGCCACGCTGCTCCTGCCGGATGCCACGTCGTGGTGGGTCAAGGAGAAGGGCGACTGGGTTGAGGACTCCGAGCTCGTGCGCGACGACCACGATCTCGGCGAGGTCATGGTCGAGGTGCTGGCGAACCGTCCGCGCCTGAAGTGCCCGAACGGCGTCTCCGAACTGGCGGATGTCATCCCCCTGTCGGACGCCGCCTGCAAGGTCGCCACGGACATGATGGTGTCCGCCGAGTATCACGCGACGCCGAGGCGGGTCGCCTTCGGCTTCGGCGAGGAGGACTTCGTCGACGCCAACGGGCGCAAGGTCTCGGCGTTCAGCCGGATCATCGGCCGGATGTGGGCGACGGAGAAGAACCGCAAGGAGGACGGTGCGGACGTCGTCCAGTTCTCCGAGGCTTCGCTGTCCAACTTCCACGAGACGATCAAGCAGTTGGCCATGCTGGTCGGCAGCCTCTCGGGCCTTCCGCCGCACTTCATGGGGCAGTCCACCACCAACCCGCCGACGGCAGACGGTATCCGTAGCGCTGAGACGCGGCTGGTGAAGCGCAGCGAGCGGAAGCAGCGCGGCAACGGCGGTACGTGGGAGCGGGTACAGCGCAAGGTGATCCGGATCAAGTCGGGCCTGTGGGATCCGGACGCCCGCTCGCTGGAGACGATTTGGCGGGACGCCTCGACGCCGACGATCGCGCAGAAGGCTGATGCCGCGGTGAAGCTGTTCCAGGCGGGCATCATCCCGAAGCGGCAGACCCGCGAGGATCTGGGCTACACGCAGGCGCAGATCGAGCGCATGGAGGAGCAGGACGAACAGGCCGCGCAGGATGCGATGCAGCGCATCATGGACGGCGACCTGGCCGCCCTGGAGGCGGGCCCGAAGCCGCCGCAGGAGCCTGCTCCTGCGCCAGCCGATCCGGTTCCGGTGAGCTGACGTGCAGATCACGCGATCGGTGCGGGAGTTGGCGCTCGCGTTCCAGGCCGCTCAGGCGCGCCGGACCCGGATCACGGCGAACGAGGTTCAGCGCCTGTGGGGACAGCTGGACCGTGCCGATCTGTCGGGGTCGTGGTCGGCCTCGGTGGGGCCGCGGATCGTCCGAGCTATCACGGCCGGCCAGTTGGCGCAGGCCGCGGTAGCAGACGAGTACGTGGATGAGGTGGTGGACGCGGAGGGCGCGGATCCGGTCCGGGCGGGCCGGATCCGCCCCGAAGCGTTCGCGGGCGTGGCAGCGGACGGGCGGTCGCTGGATTCGCTGATGCTGCTGTCGGTCATCACGACGAAGCAGGGCATTGGGGCCGGCCTGTCGGCCGACGATGCGCTGACGCGCGGCCTGCAGCAGGCGCTGCGCCTGTCATCGTCGGAAGTGGCGCAGGCCGGCCGCTCCGCAGTCGGTTCGTCGATGGCGGGCAAACGGACCATCCAGGGTTACGTGAGGGTAGTGCAGCCGCCCGCATGCTCGCGTTGCATCATTCTGGCGGGCAAGGAGTTCGGCTGGAACAAGGGATTCCAGCGGCATCCCAAGTGTGATTGCGTCCATCTGCCGACGACCCTGATTGCCCGGAACCAGCACCGCGATCGGGCCGGTTTCATCGACCCGAATGCCTACTTCAATGGGCTATCGCATGCCGCGCAGGACCGCATCTTCACCGCAGCCGGCGCGCGGGCCATCCGCGAGGGCGGCGACATCGGTCAGGTCGTGAATGCCCGCCGCGGCATGTACACCACGACCGCCTACGGCCGCACTCTGCAGGCCACTCGCGAGGGCGCCACGCGGCGCGGCTACTTCTACCGTCAGGAGCGTCGTCGCGCCATCGACCGCGGCCTTGTTCCGCCGAGCGGCCGCGGCTTCCAGTTGCGCACCCCGCGCCTCCTCCCGGAGGAGATCTTTCGACTCGCCGAGTCCCGCGATGAGGCCATCGCGATGCTCAGGCGCTTCGGCTACCTGACGTAGCCGTCACAGAACTGGCCCGGCGCAAGGCCTGGTCACTGATCCCGCAATGGGAGCACATCACCATGAGCACGACGCGTACCCGCTGGCTGCCCGCCGCCCAGAGCGTGGGCTGGTTCCAGCTGAATCGGCACGACGATCCCGAACCCGCCGACCCGGAGCCCGCTCCGGATCCTGCGGACGATCCGGCAGACCCGGATCCTGAGGTCGATCCGGAGGGCGCCGACAAGCTCGGCGACGCCGGGAAGAAGGCTCTGGACAAGATGAAGGCGGACCGAGCCGAGGCTAAGCGCCTGGCGGCCGCCGAGAAACGACGCGCAGACGACCTCGCCCGCAAAGTGGCCGAGTTCGAGGACCGCGACAAGTCCGAGCTGGAGAAGGCCACCACGAAGGCCGAGCGTCTCGAAGCTGCAGCCAAGGCAGCCACGGCCCGGGCAGTGAAGGCCGAGGTGAAAGCCGCGGCCGCCGAGTTCGCCGACCCGGAGGACGCAGCCGCGTTCCTCGACCTGTCGAAGTACACCAGCAACGACGGCGAGATCGACACCGAGGCAATCTCGGCCGACCTTGAGGCCCTGCTGGAGCGCAAGCCGCACCTGCGCAGGGCGGCGCCGGAGCCACAAAAGAAGCCGGCGCCGAAGCCTGACCCGAGCCAGGGCGCCCGCCCTGGCAGCCCGCCGACCGACTTCCGCAAGGCCAGCCGGGAGGAACTGGAGGCCGAACTGGCACAGTCCGTTCCCGGGTTCCGTCTCCGCGCGTGATCCGCATCCGTGCCCGCCTGGGCGACGGCCGCACCTCCATCGAGGTCGACGGTCACGAGGAGCACGCCGAATCCGGCCGGGTCTGCGCTGCGGTGTCGGCCATCACCCAAACCGCGCTGCTGGGCCTGGAGCAGGTCGCAGCACAGCATCCGGACCTCGTGTCCGTAGAGATCACACAGGAGTAGACCATGACCGTACTGACGGCTGCCAAGCCGTGGTTCCGGCTCGACCGCCACGATGTGCGGTCGACCGTCCCGGCCGCGATCCGCGCCATGATGCAGAACGGCATCCTGGACCGCGTCTTCCAG